TTGCCGGGAAAGGTTTTGGTCTTTGCTCGATACACGAGCGTAGGCAAATGTTAAATTGTTGATGTTCATATTCAAGTCCTCCTTGTTTTGTGTTCAAATAGAGTTTAGCATAATTTTGAATGTTTGTCAATAGTGTTCATAAATTCTTTTTTATTTTGCGCGGTGGTCGCGGGGCCACCCCGCCCGCCTAACCCCGTTCACCATATCCCCGGAGGGGATCGCCGGACGTGCCGCCCGTGTTTGTTTAGGGTACACCCTAAACGAACGGGAAAACAGGCGCGAAAAGTGTTTAAATAGACTTGAAAATTTTTTAAAAAATATTCAAAAAATACTTGACAACTCTATTTAGATAGTATATACTATCATTGTAAACAGTTCACGGCGGTAACCGTTTTTAGTGTTGCGCGGCGCGCGAACAGTTTACACAAAGAAAGGGCGCACCGCTCAACCCTTCCAAGATCAGAACGGAACGCCCACACAACCAACCCACGCCGGGCGGCTGCTCCTCTATTATAGCAGACCACCGGCAAAAAATCAAGGCTATTAAATGGAGGTAGCACAATGAAAAAGTTTGAAATCAGCTTCACCACCGACCCCGAAAGCGGTATTTATTCCGCTAACCTCGTAAACGCTACGAGCGCAGAACAGGCAACCGCCTATTATACGGCACAGGGCTACACGGTCGCAGGATGCACCGAGACCACGAGCGACCCCAAACCGGGGCAGCCTGTAACCACGATCCCGGAAGATTGGGAAGCCCCGAAGGAAGAAACCGCCCAAGAAAAGACCGACCGGGAAAATTGGGAACATTGCAAGCGGATCGCCGAAGAACTTGACGAGATCGCCGAGGGTAATATATACCGCTGCCCGCATTGCGGCGAGTTCATCAAATGGGACGATGACCAATACAACGAGGACGAAGCCCGCTACACCTGCCCGGAGTGCGGCGAAGAGTTTGACGAAAGCGACCTTGAAGCCGTTTCAATGTGGGACTACTTCAACGATGTTTATGACATCGAATACAGAGTCGGCAGCGATAAACAATATAGATCGGTTTGCTTGATGGTCGCCTGTGGCGGTCCGAATATCTACATTGACACCGGCGAAAAAGCCGTCTTGCTTTATTGGTGGACGGATCGCGCCCGGTATTCGCTTTTGAGTAGCACCGCCGAAGCGATTGACGAAGTTTTTGAAGAGTATTTCAACTGTTAAGGAGGTGCAGACAATGAAAGAGTTTCAAGCCGTTTTTCAGATGTCGAAAACCGTGATTTTCGAGGTCAGATATTACACACTAAGCACCAACACCCGCCCGGACTTCGCCACCTCTGCGGCGCAGTTCTGCCGAAATAAAAAAGACTTTTCCCGCGGCGGACAAGCTCAACCCGCACTATTGAAAAACTACCGCACCGCCCGCCGATTCTTTGAAAAGTGGGACGCTTACCACCTGCACGACCTGACCCCCGAACAGTACGCCGAAATGCGGCACGATCTCGAAGCCCTTAAAGATCGGTACAACTTCATTTTTGAAGAGTTAGACGAAAGCCGCCGCCCATATTACCCGCGTTTTTCGTTTTATCGTCTCGCACAATGGACAAAGCAAGACCCGCAAAAGAAACGCGCTTAAATAGTCGAAACGCTGCCGGGCAAGAGTTCGGCCGCGTCCGCCGCGGGATCGCCTCCCGGCGCTGACGATGACAGGCGAGAGAGGAAAAAGAAAATGAAATTTAATTATGTTGTAACGCTCGAAAATCCCGAAACAGGAAACACCCGTAATTTTGCGGAAAGCGTAACAGATACGGAAAACGCCGTACCCCGGACCGAAAACCGCGGCGCGCTCGTTGTGAGCGGCATTACTTTTGCGCAGACCGCAAAAAAAGCAAAAGACTTCGCGGACTTTTGGAATGAATGCGCCGAACGTAACGGGCGGCTGATGGACTGGGACGAATATACACAGGCGACAAGAGAACACGCCGATAAAAAGCCGGAAGCGGACACGCAAAACGGCGTTGAAAAGCTGCGGCTGCTTGACCGTGAGATCGAAAACGCCGTAAAATATGGCGACGCCTACACCGCGGAAAAATTGCTTTCTGTTCATCGCGGGGCCTGGGAAATGTTCGTTGAATTAACAGGCCGCCCCGCTGATTCGTTCGGATATAGCCCCCTCGATGACGACACGGTGAACGCCGCCCGAAAAATGGCGCGTGAATTGAGTTATTGAGGAGGCGCCGGAAATGTTCAACAATAAAAGCGCGCGTTCTGCGCCTGTATTCACGTCACCCGGCGGCGCTGTCCCGGCGCTCTGCGACGATATGCTGACCCGGCCGCACTTGCTGATAGCCGGAAGCACGGGCAGCGGCAAGTCTGTTCTGCTCAATTCCCTTATTTGCAGCGCCTTGACCTATCACCCGAACGAGTACCGCTTGATCCTGATTGATCCGAAGCGGGTCGAGCTATGCGATTATAGGCCGGTTGTTCACACGCTGGCCTATGCGAGCGAGCCGGGAGAGATCGTTGACGCGCTGCAATATGCCGTGGCCGTGATGGAGAGCCGTTACAAGGGTATGCAATCAGAGCGCCGGAAGATGTACGACGGCGGGAAAGTGCTGGTGATCGTTGACGAGCTGGCCGATTTGCTGACGACGCAAAAACGGGACGTTCTGCCCCTGCTGCAACGGCTGGCGCAGCTCGGACGCGCCGCCAAAGTCGGACTATACGCGGCGACGCAGAGGCCTACACGGGATATTCTGTCAGGGCAATTAAAGGTCAATATGGATTGCCGCGTGGGTCTGCATTGTCCTTCTGCGATTGATAGCCGGAACATTATTGAACACGCGGGCGCGGAGGCGCTGCCGCTGTTCGGCTACGGCTATTATGTGACGCCGCAAGGCGAGCAGGTGGTAAACATTCCCTACACGCCGCCGGAGCAGGTGAACGCCCTTCTGCGCTGGTGGCTGCCGCAAGGGCGCGCACAATATTAAAAGGAGGAAAATGATAAATGACAACTCTGAACATTAACGGGCGCGAGGTCAAGACGAACTGGCGCGAAGGCCGCTATGATTATCCTTTCTGCGACGGAAACGGCCGCCCCGGTTGGCGAATCGAGCTGAAAGAGCCGGGCGAGACGCTGCGGGAAATGGTGGAGCGCCTGGGGCAAAGATATTCCCGCGTTTCCCTGTATACGGTCACAACCCGCGTCAGAGGTTATTACGAACATATAGCTTTCTGCAAATAAAGGAGGTAAAGAAAATGAAAAAGTATTTATTTGACGAACAAAAAGGCAAGGTTCAGGGCGAGATGATTATTGTAGAGGCAGAAAACGCTGTCGAAGCGATGGAAAAAGCCGGAATGACCGCTCACATCGGGCCGTATGAAACATTCGCTACTATGTACTTCGGCAAGATTTACGGCGTAAAAGAATTTGGCGCGGCAAATTATGAATATTATTGCCACCGATAACAAAGGAGAGAAACCGCAAACCAACAAAAAGACAAAAGCGCCCGGTAAAACGGGTGCTTTTTCTGCTCTAAAACGCCTTTATTTGCCGTTTTTCTGCGGTAATGTAGTTTGCAGGGGAAACCGTTAAAACGCGAAATAGGGGCAATTCTCGATTTATAATAAGTATACCCGCAACTGTTAGCCGTTGCGGGTAGTGTTTTATTCGTCTGCGGGCGTCTCCGGCAGCCCGTGTGCGCTGGTCTGCTGGGGCAGGGCGTCGTCGGGTATGCTTTGCAGGTACTCTTGCGCGAGCATTTCTGCGCTTTTCTGCTCGCCGAGCGGTTTCTGCGGCGTTATAACAACGTCACTCTGATCTTTGTAGCCGTAGTTGTTCTTCAGAATAAAGATTCCGGCAACAACATTGATTTTGCCGTTCATCATAAATTCTTCCATCAGCATATTCATCACGGCGACGGCGCGTTTGAGAACAGGCACAACGGGTTCTGCGGAAGCGACAAAACCGTTTATATGCCTCCACAACGTCGTTCTGTCAATACCGAGAGCGAGAGCGAGAGCGGCAAGGCCGGGTCTGCTGCCCGTTTCTGCGCACCACTCAAAATATTTAATGCAGCGGTCTTCCACCTGCTGCGGGTCGGTGCGGTCGATAACGGGCCAGCTCATAATCTCAATAGCGTTTTGGATTGTTCCTTTTGTCTCGTCGTCGGCGATGTACGTTCTGCGGACGTTGTTCTTATGCCGCTTGTGCTGCGTGACTTGTACGGCGGCCTCCTCGACGTTCTGCGCCTCGACGGGGTTATTTTCTGCCATAGTTTCAACTCCTCATTTCTGAAAAATAAACTACTAAAAGTAGTCCATTTCGTAGTTTTTCGGAAAGTTTTTTATAGTGCAATATCTATATATGGAAAAGTTTTGCAAAAAGTGGAAAATAAACTACTTTTAGTAGTTAATCGCTTCGGATCACAATGCCGCGATATACCCGAAAACCGCTTGATACATAAGTCTTTTCGTACCATTCGGGGTGTAGGTCAACCCCGGCATTGAATTTCTTTGCGCTCATAGCGGGAGCGCCGTTGCTTCTGCTCCACGATTTGTACTTATCGTACAGCGTTTTGGCCCGCGTAACCTCTCCCGCTTGCTTTTTGCATACCTGCTGTAAGAATTGCAGCACCACGTCGTTGTCGTTCTCGTAGTCTGTGATAACTTTCTGCAAGTGGTCGGCCATTTTCAGCCCGTGCTTTTTGTAGTTCTTATAACCGACAAGAAGCCACGTGAAAATGCCGCGCATATTCTCATCCTCGCGGAAAAAATCTTTGAGAGTTCTGTCCCGTTCTGCGTCGGTAAAGTGTCGGTTAAACTCAATAACTCTGACACGCTCCGAGGCAAAAAGGGATTTGTCGTTGACTGCGGGGAGAGAGTTACACGACAGCCATATTGTAAACTGCGGCTTATAGGTGATGGACTTCTCGTATAAGTGCCGGGCGGTTATGTTTGTGCCGCCTGTAATGTTCTTGACCGTGTCCTCGTTCATCGACCCGTATTGATTGCTCTCCTCGATATGCACAAACCGCTTGCCCTTTAACGCCGCCAGCACGGGAGAAGCTGCCTCCGCGTCTCGTATCTTATCTGCCCCGCATATCACGGACACGGGCGTTGTCGTTGCGTAGTCGCCGAGCAGATACTCAATAGCGTCGAGCAGGGTAGACTTGCCGTTGCGGGCGGTCTTGCCGTGCAAGATAAACATACATTCCTCGTTCGATTTGCCGAGGATTGAATAGCCAAGCGCTCTCTGTAAGTAGTCCGCTTTGTCGGCGTCGCCCTGGGTGACTTCCTCGATGAATTTCTGCCAGCGAGGGCAGAGCGGGCGGTCACGGTCGATAAGGTAGGTAAAGTTCGTTTGCATTGTGAGATAGTCGTCAGCTTTCGCCTCATAAAAGCGGTCGGCTTTCAGGTCGAACGTGCCGTTTTTACAGTTAATCAAAAACGGGTTGCTGTCGAACTTTTCTGCTTTGATTTGACACGTGCCTTGCGCGTCGCCCATAAGTCGCTGCCGTCTGCGGCGGTCGCCGAGAGTTGAAATGAATTTTGTGTAGGCGGCTTTGTGTTCTGCCTGTTCTTTTGTCGCGGTCGGGAGAGCGGAACAGTATACGGTCATAAGCGTATAAAAGTCCTTTATCTTCTCACCGACGAGCAGAGAATCCACGTCCTGACGCCACGCCCCGTCGTAGTAGGTGTACCACGAACGGCGCTCCGCGCAGTAGCGGGTAGTGTCTGAGTAGACAAGGGCGAATAAATCCGCCATACCCGCGTCGTCCCAAGAGTAACCCGTGCTGTCTTGTTTGCGCTGGTCGGGCCGTTCTGCGACAATGATACGCATTTTCTCGGCGGGCATACCCGTAAGAAAAACGCCGCTGTCGAGTACCTGGTAATATTCTTCCTCCGGCGGCACGAAATAATCTACTGTGTCAGCCATTTGTACCACCTTTTAGGATTTCTGCGCGGTAGTGATTCCAGCCGTCGCGGTGCGCGTTTAGGGCTTTGTTGTCGTAGTCGGTTGCGTCTTCGTCGGGCAGGGGTACGAGCGGACACCACGCGGGCTTGCCGGAAAACGGTACGGCATTGTGTGCGGGCGTAGCGATACACGCGATTTTCTGTTTATTTTGCAGCATACACACCCTGCAAGACGCGGGCGTTTCAAGTGTGAGAATTGACGTTGACAAGGGTTATACCTCCGTATTGTATTTATTCATCAGCATTATATAGAACGGGCAAACGCGGTAGTGTCCCGCGCAGTAGTCGGTGACGTGTTGCTCGCGGTTTTTATACGTCTTGAAATGGTGAGTAGACGTATTACAGAACGCGCCTTCGCACTTAATCGCCGTTGTATGATCGGCGGAGAGAAAAAACGGGCATTGAATATCTGCCTCTCTCGCATAATAGGGCATATTACTTATCCCTCCTATACTTTGTAACGCTCTCGACAATCCGCTCTACTTCGCCTTGCGAGAGCGGCGGTCGGCAAGCGGCGGAGTTACAGCGGAGCAGTTCTCTATAAATCTGCCCCTTTGTGTAGCCCTGCGTGTGCAGTTGCCCGGCGAGCGACGTTAACGACAAGTTTCTGCACCCAGCCGGAATAGGCGGGTACTGAGGCGTCAGAGACACTTTCCCCGGCTTCGGCGCGGTGTAGGTGCGCGAGTAAATACGCGGGCGGCGTTCTGCCTTGCCGCTCTCGCGGGGCAGGTCGTCGGGAAAGTAGCGTTGTAGCACGTAGTCGATAGCGGGCTGATTGCCGATGATCTTCTTATAGACAAGCTGCTTTCCCGTCATAATAAAGTACCGCGCCGTGCTGTAAATCTCCACGCCCTGCCTGTTGTTTTTGCCCTTGAACGGGAGAGTGCCTCGTAAGATGATATGAACGCCTCTGCCGGAACGGGAAACCTCCGTGTACGATTCGCACTTGCCGATAATGTCGGCGGCGAGGTCGGTCAAAATGCCGTCCTCGTCAAAACCGTCGTCGATGTCGATACCGATATACGGGTCGTCGGGTGTGAACACAAAGCCGATGTTATCATAAACGCCGTTGTTTACGGCGAGCAGAGCGTCAGCCATATTCCCCCAAGTGTCGGGGCGGGTAGAGCTTGCGCCCTTCCGCTCCGAGACTTGCATAGGGTTCTTGCTGTTCGCCCAAGCGCATACCCATTGTGTTCGGGTAGCCAATTCTTCGGGAATGTCAGCGTAACTCATTTTGCTTTTTCCTTTTTGACAGCGGGTTTCTTTTCTGCGGATTTTTCGGCGGGGAAGTAATACGTCTTGCCTTCCAGCAGTTTTACTTCCATCGGAAAATCGGGAAATTTCTTGCTTTCCGTGACCGTGCCACGGGCGATAATGCCCTGGGCTGTCGCGTAGTTAATCTGCGATTTCACCCAATCTTTTCCGGCGTTGGTAATGAATGTAACCATACCGCCTTTTGCTTTAATCGTCATTCTGTTTCACCCCCTTTTGCAAGTCTCGCACGATCTCTATAACCTCTGCCAGCGACGAGGGACGGTATACCGCACCGCCGTTAGCCAGCAGCCGCTTGTTTGCGGGCGGGTCTGTGAAGTCAAACCGTACAAACCCGCCGTTGATACACGCGGTCAGCCCCGTGTCGGTGCGCTGGTAGTAAATACCCTCTGACAAGAGGTATTTTGCCGCCTCGTTGCGGAGATTAGAAGCTGCCGAGTAAGTCTGCAAGTTCATCATCTTCTTCCTCTTGCGGCGGGGCGGCCGTGCGTTTCGGCACGTCCACACGCGGCTCAAACCCGTCAGCGGGCTTGTAGTCTTTCTGCCGTTCTGCGACACCGGGCGTTCCGTCTCTTTTCGTGTAGTGTTCGTGTTCGACCGTACAAGCGACGTAATGACCTACAAGGTCTTGTTCGTCAACTTCTTTGAGGGTCATATCACCCATCACGTTACGGGCAAAGTAGGAAAAAGCGTTGAACGCGCCCTCGTTCTGCTGTCCGTTCTTGTCGATCAGCATAAAGGTTTCGGTGTGCTTTTTGCCCGTCTCGGTCTGCATTGTGATAATCAGTTTGCCGAAGTCGTTTTTGAACTCGGCAGCGGTGACTTTGAAAACATAGTCACCTTCGGGGATCGGCTGATAGCCGCCTGTCAACTTGAATGTACTCATTGTTATTTATCCTCCTTGTATTATTGATTGCGGTGTTTTACCGCGATATAAAGGCGTCCGAGAATGTAGTAAGTGAAAAAGGTAAGCAGGCCTCTGAAAACAATACCGGGAATATCCATCAGTCCGTACCTCCGTATGCCGCGAGTGGGCAGGTGCCGGCCCCGTCAAACAACGATCCGAGCGTCAGCATTTCTCCGCCTCCTTCTTCAAAATCGTTTTCAGCACGTTTTCCGCGGTCAGCCCTCCGACGCTATAACCGACATTACGGTCTTCCACTTCGTTGTGCAGTAACCCATCGATCTCGAGCAGCCCGTCCTCGAAGCCGTCGGTGCCGGTGCCCTGCAAAACGGTAATTGGTAACTGTTTCCTATCCCAGTACCAGATCATACACATTTTGTGTACGCCGAACGTGCCGTATTGCAACTTGAACTGAATATCCCTCTCGGCCAGTTCTGCGGCCAGTTTGAATATTTCGGCAAAGCGCGGTGCTTTTCGGTTGTGCACGTTCACGCTGTCATTCAGCATTTCTCCGCCTCCGATTCTTTACCGTCTCGCATAAAACGCCAAAACGCCTCTTTGCAATCCGCGCACATTTCGTATTCTTTCGTGATTACGGTACCTATCGAGATTGTAAAAAGTTTACAACGTGCGGTTTCTTTACCGCAGCGGTCGCAGAATGTTTTTGTCATTCCTTTACCTCTTTTCTTTTTTAGTCGATAATAGACAACCAAGCGTCTATTGCCTCGTCTATTATTCGGTCATAATCTTCGGGTTTCAGTTTGAAATTACAACGAACGTGTACTAACAGACCCGGCTCGTCTTTTCCGTCGTCATAGACAATTTCAAAATCCCAATTAGGATCGCCGTCACATTGTATTAGCAACAGATCGCCTTTTCGGTACGTCATTCCTTTGCCTCCGAGTGCGTTAAACGGTAACTCTCGCTTTCGGTGGTGTACTTGTCATACAGCCCGTCCGCTTTCAGCGCTTTTTTATCGACCGTTTCTGTCACCGTCCGCGTGACGTTCCAATCGTACTTGCCGCCTCGCAGCGTAACCTTGTCGTCTCCGTCGCGGAATTGCCCTTTTGCGGCCTCTTTAATCATACCGAGGACAGTTTCAAGTCTTTTCTTATCGTCGGAAATAGAGGCGTTTACGGCCTCAATTTCAGCGGTCAGCGCTTCTGCCTCTTTTACGAGTTCGTCAAGGTCGGTGTCGGGCGACAAGTAGTTAGTCCGCAGGGCTTTCAGCACTTCCTCGTCGCGTTTCTCGTCGTATACCGGGGAAACGCCAGCGACAACATATTCATCCCACCACGCTTGCGCCCGCTCCACATAGTCCGCAAAGTCGGGATAGCGCTCTGATACCTTGAACGGCACGACGATTGTGTTCTCTGCCGACGGCTTGAAATGGTCGGGATGATCGTAGTCGGTTGTGTCGAGGAACGAGGCGACCATCATCACATTGTCAAGTCCGAGCAGGTACGCATAGAGCGCGGCTTGCAAGGCGTAGTATTCCGGCACGTCGTCTTTCCAATCTTCGGCACGTTTGGTGGTCTTCATTTCCAGCACGGCACAGGGGTTTCCCTCGTCGTCGTTCTGCAAGTAGTCCCACATACCGCCGAAAGTCTTAACGGTCGGGAAAAAGTCGCCGTAGGTTTTCTTGAAATAGTCGTCGCCGTACTTGTCAGCCGGGGCGGTCAAATTCATAAAGTAAGCACGACGCATATAGTCGGCTTGCTTCGGCTCGATTGCTTTACCCGCGAGCGTATAGATCGTGTCGGTAAAGGGTTTCTCGTAAGTGCGGGTGACTTCGCACCAACACTCAAAAGGCGTAGTCCAGGGGTTAAGACCGAGGACGGTTGCAAACCGTGTCGCCGTCAGTTTCTTCGGGCGTTTCGGCGGGTCGATTTGAATTTGCTGGGTTTCAAGCCATTTCATTTTGTTCCTCCTGTTTTGCCCCTTTTCGGAGCTCGCCTTTAAGAATATAAATAGCAGATAGTATATTTTGTCTGTTTTCGAGAGCCAAATCGTTTTTGATAATTTTTTCGATTTGTTCAACGGCACGAATATACTCCGCGTGTGGGGCGACGGGAATGATGGTGATAGAACCGAATCCTGTGTCTAACAACTCTACGGGGTCTCCCTCGTAAAGGCCAAAGGCAGAACGAATTTCCCCAGGAATAACAATTCTGCCGAGGTCGTCAATTCTACAAACGTGACCCGTTCTTTTCATCATTTATCCTCCAGCGTTTCCGAGATTTTGGTGATAAGCGCCTCGGCCTCTTTCTTTTTCAAGGTCGTAAAGTTCTTCGTCTTGACTTTCAGTTCGGCGACCCATTCCTTCTTTGACGGGTCGGCTTTAATCAGCTTGACAAGCGCTTTTTCAAGCGACTTAATCTGCAAGTCAGAGGCGGCGTCGCTCGCGCTCGTCAGTTCTTCCTTGATCTCTGCCCGTTCCGCTTGCGACACGCGCTTTTTAGGCGCGGCGGGAGGCGGTGTCTGTTCTGCCTTGTTGTAGCCGCCTTTCGTCGGGTTGTCGAACGTGTCCGGCTCGATAATATCGAGCATAAGAAAGTACAGATAGCGGCGGTAATAAGTCAACTCCGCGCCGAGACCTTGCGCCTCGTTCATTCTGTACTTTGCGGGTTCGGCAATATGCCGCATATTAAACCCGAACGGAATCAGGTCAGCGGTCGCGTCAAGGTTAATGAACATACCAAGCGCCTTGTCTTCGCCGAAGGTGATATGGAAAAAGCAGTTGTACTTTTTCAGCAGCGGCGCGGCAACGGGGATAATATCTTCGAGTTCGTAATAGCGAAATTCCGCGTGATTGTTAATGCCGGACTTTTTCACGCCCGCGTTGTAAAACTCCTCGCGGATTTTTTGCAATTTTTGGTAAGAGTTGAGTTTTGCGTCTGCCATTATTTAGCCGCCTTTCTTGTGATAAAGTGTAATTTCGTCAGCCGTTCACGGCTCTTTGCCTGTTGCGCTGCGAGTTGGTCGCGGGTTTTATAAAATCGACAACGCTCACAATCGGTACAAGTAAGAACACGGCACTCCGGCTCGCCTGTTTTCGTTTCGCCGTAGGCAAAACAATCTTTTCTGTCGTCCAATTTATTTCTCCTTTCTGTTAATTAAACCATTTTATTTCGGGTGCGCCCGTGTAGCCCTTTTCCCATATAAACCAACAGTAACAAACCGCCGTACTTTTAGCATACTTTTCAAATTCACCGTTCATAGCACACCGTAGACGGCTTGTAGCGACGTAGATTTTTCGGGGGGGGGGGTTGTATCAAAGAGTTTCCTTCGGGCTTTTCCTTCAAGGAATTGAATTTTAAGGAACATCGCAACCTTGTTCCCGATCGGGATAAGTTCGAGCGCGTGTTCCACAAACTCTTGCGCGTACTTATACGGCGGGTTTGTGATAATATCGCCGTCAAACGGGCTGCTCCATTCGAGAAAGTCAATATCGCCCACACCGTAACCACGGTCGATTAGGTCGGTTGAAAACACCCGATAGCCGTGCTTAATAAGGACTTGTGACAAGTGACCCTCGCCACACGCACACTCCCATACGTTTTTTGCGAATGATTCTTCTTGTAAAAGCAGTTCAAGGGCTTTTGGCTCTGTCGCGTAGTAGTCGTTCGTCTCGCGTTCTTCGAGTGCATAATTACGAGCGCCCAATACCGCGTGTGCGGAACGGCTATTACCCGTCCAATCTTTACTCATCGTCAAACCCCCACAATGCTTTGTCTGACGGCTCGCCCGTAAACGCTTCAATCGTTTTCCACGCCTGGGCAACGTACCAATCTTTATCGACGGCGGTTATGTCTGCCTCGTTGCGATTGTCAATGATACAATGTTCGGGCAAACCGCCGATTTTAACAGGACGCCCCGTTTCACCGTGAATCTTGTAAAGCGTTCCGTAGCCGGGTTTATTCGTCGCGTACACGCGGTTGCACCGCTGCGCGTCAGCTTTCAAGCCGTTCACAATATGGTAAACGCCACTATACTTGCCGCTCGCTTTTGCTATGATTTGGTAATGGAGCGGGTCGTTATCTTTGCCGATTGTCGTTTCCGGCAACACTCCGTCGAGCAGATACTCTTTTACGGCGGCAGGGACAACAACGGCGTTGTTATTGATATTAAACGCACCGCCTTTTAGTTGCTCCCATTCCGGCAATCCGAGCGCGGTCAGCGAGAGTTTCCCGTTGGTAATAAGTCCTCGGACGAGTTTTCCGCCCTTTGCTTTCACGCTCCCGTCGCGCATAACCATAATGTAGTTGTTTACGTCCTTCTGCGTGATTTCGTGTATGTTATCTTCTTCGAGTTCAAAGCCCGTGCGCTCTTGCCATTCCCTCATTATTTCTTGCGCTGTATCATACTCTGTCTTGTCGAGCGACAATGCTATACCGTCCGTGTTAAGGTTGAACAGTTTAGCCGTGTGACACTCTTGCAGAATATGACACGTCAGTTCGAGGAGAAGAAGCTGCCCCGTGATACATACCGACCGCCCCATAAGCGGGTCGGAAAGGTCGTTATACTGATTCAGCATAGCACCGTAAGTCGAGTTTGCGACAAGTTTCAGGGCGTTTGCCGTTGCGGTGTCGTGCGCTTTTTTCGCGGCCATTCTGCGAGCGAGCATTTGCTCATATATCGAGGGGTCGGGTATCGCTCTCGACGTGTAGCCGAACAGCGTCATAAGGTGCGGGTACAGACTTCCTACGTCGTCAATTATCAAGATTGTCGTTTTGCTTTCCTTTGCGTGGTATTGTAGCAACGCACCGTGTATACCGCCGAAGCCGATTGTGACGAGACAGCCACCCACGTTGATTTGCAGCTTGCTCGTGAACAGTTCGTCGTCAGACACTTTCGGATCGTGCAAACGATCGAAGAAGTCGAATACCTCTTGCGGAATGTACTCGCGGCGTAGGTTTGCCGGGTATTGATATTCCCGTTCGTCGTCGTGGTCTTGCCGCACCGCGTCGAGATACGCTGCCGTCAGCTTTGCGTTAGTCATATACAGAGCGTCGGCTTGCGGTATGCCTTTCACTTTGCCGAGGTTTATCTTATTCAACAGATAGTTTTTGCGAAGGTAGAAAAGTATTTCGGTTGCGTCTACGTCGTGTTTACAGTAGTAAATCGTCTGTTCAATCTCTTGCGGTGTCAGAGGTCGGTCGATGTCAAACGGGACGGCGCTTTCGGTAATATCCATACCCAAGTGCGCCTCGATTGACTTTAACGATGTACCCATTTGCGTATCGTCCATAAGGTCGCATTGTGCGAGACTTTGACCTTTGCAAAGCGGGTGTTGCCAACCGTTGCCGCCGCCGATAATGTACTCGCTGACTTCTTTTAAGTCGTCGGGCGCGGCCCCGTTGAGTATTGCCTTCAAAATAAACTGATCGTAGTGCTTATTGTTAAACCCGATAAGGAACGGCTTTTCGTCCATAAAGGCCGAGAGTTCTTCGTTATCGTTGTGAATTACCGTATACTGTTTATTCGATAGATTCTTAAACACGACAAGCCAATCAAAGGCGAATACCTCAAAATCAAAGACGTAATTCATACCTGACTATCTTCCCCGGTATCGCTATATGCCCAACCTCTTTGACCGATAAGAAAACCTCGGCTCAAACATTTCAGGCACATATCGTGTGCGGGTTTCTTGACAATATAACCATCGTCGTCAATGAAATGCAGCTTGATTGTCAAATACTTATCGTCGCGGGTGATCTCTTTCCCGCAAAAATCACAATGTTTTGTAGTCATTTTTCCTCGCTTTCCGATACAAAGTAACAGTTCAATTTACGATATGATGTACAGCGTTTTTTGTATGCTTTTATGCAGTAGCCAATGTCGTCAACAAAGTCGTAGACAAGCGGCTCGCCTTTGCCCTCGCACGTTCTCGCTATGCGACCGACGCTCTGCGTAACAACGGCGTAGTCTTTTACGGGCGTTGTCATATACAGGCGTTCAAGACACGGAATATCAAGACCTTCTTTTGCGAGACTATACGTTGCAAATAGGTACTTTTTCTTGCCGCTCCGCATATCGTCAAGGGCTTGTCGTCGTTCCTCCTTTCCCTTTTTAGTCGTCATTTTTCCGCTTATCATTACCGCCTCGGCTCGCATAGCAGCCGGGAGACACCGCATAATACTTTCCAGGTGTTCCAGCCGATCCGACAACACAAGCGTCGGTTTGCCCCAATCAAAGGTCAGCCACGCGGCGATATAATGATTGCGCATATCGTTTCCGGCAAGATAAGAAACGAGACTTGTAAAGTTCAGCGTGCCGTCCGTGTTAAGACAACTCTCGTCGATTCTCGTGCCTGTCAGCAGCGGCTTTACCCCGACGCGCATTATCTTGTCGGCTACCGCCTCGTCCGGCACGGAACACACAACTCCGCCTACGAGAGCGTAAGTCGCTCTGATAAGTCCGTCTGCGCGGTGTACCGTAGCAGACAACCCGTATTTATGACGGGCAGCGAGAGCGTTCAGCACCTTGTAAAACTGCGTCGTTGCCGTGGGCGTTCCGGCTATGCGGTGGCTTTCGTCGCAAATAATCACGTCCCACATATCGCGGTATTGCGTAAGGTCGAGACGGCACATTGTCTGTACCGTGGCGAACGTGATTGCCTCGCCCACATTGACCTTGCCCTCGGTGATCGTTCCGATCAGTTCCGGCGGCATATACCGCTCTGCGCGTTCTTTACTCTGCGAGAGCAGGTCGGCGGTGTGCGTAAGCCATAGCGTCCGTTTGCCGAGTTTTGCGGCAAGGGCGACGCCCATCTGCGTTTTACCGCTGCCCGCAGCGCTCTGTAATATGCCGTACTGCGCTTTGACAAGCGCGTCTACCGCCTCTTGCTGATAGTCGTACAGCGGAACGTCGCACCGAAAATCAATGTCTTCTGCTACGGGAAACGCCGTTAAAATTTCAGCACCCCGTATTAGCGGCAGAATGGACCGTATAACGCCGAAAGGTAAAAAGAGGGTAGTTCCCTGGGTTTCGTACAAAACAAGCGTTTTAGGGGTATTTCCGAGCCAAAAGTGCATACGCAGTTTCTTTTGGTAATCGGGATTAGGAACGATAAGGTTTTTGTCGCACCATTTGATAACTTCGGGCGTCGGCTCGACAATCTTTATGTTCCGTCCGATTGTCACGACCATAATTTATTTACCTCCCGCACCCACTCTGTCAGCGGCTTGCAGTAGCGCTCGATCTCCTCGCGGTTAAGTTGCTTATAATCGCTCGTAAAGTCGGAGAGATGGAGCATATAAACAAGCCCGTCAGAGAGTTCAAGGGCAAACCATCCGCTGCCGTTGTGCGCCTCTCGCCATTTCCGCATAGCGAGTTCTTGATTGTACTCGATCCGCGAAAACAGGAACACGTCGTTTTTACAGACCTTGCAATCAATCAGGTATGCTTTACCGTCTTTAACCGCGATCACGTCGGCGGGTTGCCCGGCGGCGTTCTGCGCGAAGTTGTGTACCCAAAACCCATTTACCGAGAGCGCTACGCAAAGCTCGCGCTCAAATCTATTTCCGTCTGCTCTGTTGCTCATTTATTTCTCCTGCTTTTCCGTCGCCATTCAAGGTATTTTTCGTAACGAATATCGTTAGCGACACGGTACAATTCCTTTTCTTGATAAATCTTCTCGTTCAGTTCGTCGCGCTCGGCTCGCCAGCCCTTGTAAACCTCACAATCGGCGTGACAACCGACGTGCCGTAGTTCGCAGTTATGACACGGACAGTTATTCATCGTTGTAGTCCTCATATATTGCCGGGTACATATCGGCGGCACATTCACGACACCACAATTCGTCATTGATTTCATAAACGCCGTCGCTCTCTGCAATCTCGCCGCCGCAGTTCGCGCAGAGGCAAATCACTTTCGTTTGATTCATTATTTCCATCTCCTCAACGTCGCGCTGATTGCCGTATACGCGGCAAGTAGTTTGTCTTGTATCTGTTCAAGAGAATCGGTCTCGTCTTTCGTCAGGTGGAAAGTTCCTTGTGCCGGAAATTCAACCGTCGTAAATCGCTCGCGGCAATTCATACACATTCTCCGTCGCGTTACGCGGTCGGCCCCGGCGGAGCTACCTACAACTTTTGTTTGTAAGTGTCCGCAATAAGGACAAATCATTGTTTTACCCTCCCGACTACATAAGCAAGTCCACGGTCATAAGGCGTTTGCGTCCAGGTTTTAATTTCTTTGTCGTAACCGAAATACTTGTTGACTTTTTCCGTCCATTTATCATCGGTGTAGCCAAAGCGAACGAAAATAAAGTCCGTCCAGTTGTCGTTATCGCCAAATTCAGAGCGGCAGATGTCGCCGGGCGCGAGTTCCGCAAAACTCTTAACTATCGGTGGGTTGTACCTTTCCACTTTCTCGTTCTTATCAAGAGCAGCGTCAAGGTCAGGACACCGAGGATATAAGGCAGCATATTGTCGCCTCCGTTCTTGTTCGTTGTGTACGGTAATACAATCATTCAGCACAATTTTCACCACCGATAAATGCAGTTTGCCGTACAAGGTCGGCAAAACGTCTGCCGTTTTCACGTTCTCTCTGACACGCCTCTCGCTCCGCCCGGCGGTACTCAAATTCCGTGTCTTTTGCGCCGAGCGTGTAGCCGAAGTAGAGGGCAACGCAGATAAGGGTAAAGACGAGTGCTACGATAATGTTTGTCATATTTAGTCCTCCTATCGTTTATTCTTCTTTTAATATTTCTGCGGCAAGCCGTACTTTTGCGATTCTGCCGGACTTGACAAGGTAGCCGTAATGGTCGTACACATAAGTCTTGCCGACGCCAAGTAGTTTTGCCGCTTCCGCAACGGTCAGCAGTTCGGCGGGATAGACCGCGCTAAATCGTTCCACCGTGGCGCGGAGCAGGGGATTTTCTCTCATTCAGCAGTACCCCTTTCGGCACAAATCGCGGCCATCGCCTCACGAATATAGGCCGTCGCTGCCTCCTCGCTCTTTGCTTTTCCCGAAAGCACGTTACCGACGTATTGACGGCTGACGCCATAATGTCTCGCAATATCGGTCTGCTGTACTCCGGCGAGCGCCATTTCGACAGCGAGTTCCCGCGCCCATCGCGGGTAATTAAGCATTTTCATACCTCCTTTACAATATTTTTTGTTGACAACGCAACAACGCTATGATACAATGTAGTCCCTCAACGACAATGTTCAAGCCGTGGCCTTTGCTTCGGCTCGGCGGTTTGCGGTCTGTTGCATTTGCAATAACATATTAGCACCGCCCCGTTGCATTGTCAACTATAAAATGTCATTCTA